CCAGAGGGATGTTCGCCCCACGGGCGAGATCCATAGCCACTTTCTGCCGGTTCAGTGCCTCATTCGTATTCCCGGTGGCGATGGCGAGCTTGTCGAAGCTATCGCGCACGTCATCATCTGAGAAGCCGAGCTTTTGCCCGGCGCTGATGGCGTCATCGACCTTCTTCTTGTTCTCATCGAAGTTGCCGCTCAGCGTCTTGAGGGTGGCATTGAGCCGCGCCACCGATTGCTCATCCTCGACCGCCGACTCAATGAACCCTTTGAACAGCCCAGGCAGCTTCGTCAGGCCATCGCCGATGACAAAGCCCGCAGCGATGCCCGCCACGCTCTTGAGGCTGTCACCCAGCCCCGCGAGGTGCCCGCGCGAGCCCTCAGCCTTGTCCCCCATGTCCTTGGCGCTGTTGCCGGCCTTGTCGATTTTCGGGGCAGCAGAGTCGGCTTCCGTGCCGAGATGCTTGACGTCATCGCCCGCTTCCTTCGCGCCCTTCGTGGCAATAACGATCGAGACGCTATTCGCCATGTGGCGCCGCCATGTTCAGGAGGGCGATGTGCCCGAGCAGCCACACCGGCTGACGCTCCGCCCACGCCACGGACTTGCCGTAGCGGCGCGCCACAGCCTCAAGGATCTCGGCGTGCGCGAGCTCCAGCGGCTTCATCACGGGCAAGCCATCCACATCAAGCATTCCCCCGATCGACTGCCATTTCTCTACGCGGGCACTAAAGGGGTGCTCGGCTCAGCAGCCGCCTTACCCCATGCCTCAATCAGCGCCACCGCGAACGGGAAGGGCTGCGTAAGCATCCCCTCACCGGTCGCCGGGATCGCCTGGCCGTTGTCGTCTTCGAGGTTCCAGTCGATGAGCACGAGGTCGCCGAACTTCCGCATGATGCTTTCGGCTTCCTGGCCGGTGGCCTCGCCGAGACGCTGAAACTCGAACAGCAGTGCCATCGGCGCGTCGAGATACAGACTGGTCTCGGCGCCGTAGAACTCATGGTCCTCGGCGAACGACACATTCGCCGTCCGTCGAGGTGGCCGGTACCCTTTCGTTTTCGCCATCGTTCCCCTCCGATGTCAGGCGTTAGTCGATCACGCCCATGCGGTGAACGTGCCATTTGCAAGCGCGAAGGGCGCGGCCCACGTCAGCGCACCGCCGGCAGCCCGCGTAAGGCCGTAGTCGTTCACATGGACTTCTTCGGCCAGCACCTTCGTTGCCACCGTGAGGGTGAGCGTGCGGCTCGCGGGCGATGCCGAGGACACCGTTTTGAGCACGTCGTGGCTCATGTTCGACGCGGTGTTGAAGATGCCGTTGAGCGTGCCCGTGAAGTCCGCGAGCAACTGCAGGCGTTCGACGGCGCTCTTATCGATGCCGGTGCTGTCCTGAATGGCACGCGGCGTCGCGAAGGCGAGGTTGGTAACGTCGTTGCTGATGGTCTGCGCCGAGCCGCCCGAATCGTCGAGCGCCACAGCGAAGCCAAGGCCGGTTGTCTTTGCCATCTCAGAGGCCCCTTTCCCGAATGAAGCGCAGGGTTTCGAGCCCTTCGCCGGTGCGCTGGATGAACTCATCCTCAACAGTCACCCGCTCATCAACGCGGTAGCGGAGCCCCATCGCGGGGTCCTGCAGCGGCGTGTGGTGGTAGCCCACGAGGAATCCCACGCCCGAATCGGCTACGTACTTGAAGCGCGAAAGCAGGCACGCGTCGGTGGTCTGGTAGCAGCGCGCCGTGCAGGGGCATTCAGGGTCCGGGCACGAACGCACGTCGCCACAGCGCGCGCCGGCGGGATGCACCGTGCGGTTGCCGAGCGCATCGACGCCCTCATGCCCGAAGAGGAACCAATCGCAGGCCACCTCTTCGCAGGTCCCGAGCGTCATCCGCTGCCCGATCTTCGTGACCTGTTCGCCCGGGTCAGCTGCCACGCGAGCGATATGCTCGATGATCACGCCGCCTTCGAAGGTGGTCACGACCGTTGGTTTCGCGTCTATCTGTCGGAGGCTCATATCGTGCTCAGGTGATGGCGCGTGGCGTGCAGCGCAAATGTGGCGGACGTGAGCGCGACGCCAGTCGAGACGCGCCGCGTCCAGCGTTTGACGATTACCCCCGTTGCCGTCTCAATGATCCCCGCGGCCGGCGCGCTGCTGAGCGCGCCCGTGGTAGCACCGGTGATGTCCGCATAGGCGTCCGCCACGCCGTTGTCTGCCGAGTGCTGAACCTTCAACGCGATCGATGTGCCCGTGAGCGCGAACAGGTGGTAGAAGAGCGACAGGCCGAAGTCGGTCGAGGTCTGCTGAACAGTTCCCGCCGCTCCGGCCTGTCCGCTGGTCACATTGACGGGGATGGTGAAGCGCGTCGCGTTGACGACCGTGACCGGGTAGTCGCTGTTGATATTCGGCGTGGTGGTGGTGCCCGCGATCGTCACCGAGTCCCCAGTCTGGAGCCCGTGGGCGGTGGAGGTGTTGATCTGGCCGGGGTTCGCTACCGTGACCGAGGAAATGTTGACCACGGGCACCTGGGCAGCCCCGTGATCAACGCCCGTCCCATTGGTGGACGCGCTATCCGTGTCCTTGCCGGCCGTCAACATCCGGCCCCACATGCCGGCGTGGGCGTCGCTGAGAAGCTGGACGGCCTCTGTCAGCGCACCGCCCGCCGCACGATTCGGGTCGTAGTTGATCTGGCGCCCGTAGAGCCCGAACGCCGGGTTACCGAGCGTCGTGCCGCGGAAGTAGCTGCCCACGATGTCGGTCGTGAGGAGCTGCGAGAAGGCCGCGTGTTCCTGCGCGGCGGCGTTGTTGAAGTACGCCACCAGCGAAATCTCACCCGAGAAGAGCGCCGTCAGCCGCTCCATCGCGCTCCTGTCGATGCCAGGAACCTCGAGCAACGCCGGGCCGCCGCCCACCTTTCCGAGCGAGTTGATGTCGCCCGAGAGGTCGTAGCCCTGGAAGTAGAAGTTATCGCCCAAACCCGAACTTTTCGACGTAGCTCTACCGTCCCAATCCTGCTACAGCGGTAGCATGCAATGTGAATGTGGCTGTGGACTCCTGGCGTGGGCGGAACGGAAGGCAGCTACGCAGCACTGATCGCCTCCCCTTCAAGGTTGTCGAGGCGCAGCTCGAACATGAGCGCGCGGTAGAGCACCTGCGTCCCGATGGGGAAGCCGCCGTAGCTCACTTCGGAGTCGGTGATCTCAAGGTCGGTCACTTCAGAATTGATGGTGCTGTCGCCCCGGAAGGCGCGGCGGATGCTGGTGTCGGCGGCCGCGATGTCGGCTTCGAAGGCGGGCAGCGAGACGATCTCCGGCTGGATGGGCCAGAAACAGGCGATCTGCACACGCGCGGCGTACATGACGTTCGTGAGGCTCGCAGGTGCGCCGTCGCTCTTATCGGAGGGCACCCGCCCGAGGTACCAAGCGCACGCATACGGGCCGCCCTGCGGCAGTCCGCGCGGCTCGCCGATGAAGACGTCCGCGAACATCTGCCCACCTTCGCTGTTCACCTGGTCCGTGAGATGCGTCTTGATGGCGTCGAAGATCGCCGGCCAGTTGAGCACTGCTTCGCTCATGCCACGAACCTCCGCACGTTCGCGATTACCCCGTCGAGGCGCGTAATCGTCTCTTCGATCGTTTCCAGTTCGACGATCTGGTAGCGAAACCGCTTAGTGACCTCATGAACCGCTCGCGCGTCCTTGACGAACAGATGCGCCTCCACCTCCAGCAGTGGCGTTCCTGCCTCAATGTCGAAGTGCAGGGATTTCACATCCTTCGGTTCAAGGCCAATAGCGCGATACAGAGCCGTTGAGAACTCTAACCAACTGGCCGCGCCGTACTTCATTCCAGCACCGCCGCGATCTTGTCTTCGAGGTGCTGATAGCTCATGGAGTTGACCCGTGTGGCCGTCTTCGAGAAGCCGCCAATGCCCGTCCGCAGCTTCTTACCGCCCCGCATGCCGGTTTCAAACCAGGTGCGCGTGGGTCGGCCTTTGGCGTCAGCGTGGGTGACCGCCTTCACCACGCCGATCTTGTCCTTGCCCTTCTTCGTTGTGCCGACCTTCCCAAGGAAGATGGTTCCCGCCCATACGTCGGTCGGCATCACCTTGACGTAACCCACGCCGCCGTCATCGTCGCCCTTGTGCTGCGAATCGATGGAGCGCAGGAAGCGCCCCGTCTTCACAAAGCCCGCCTCGGCCACGAAGCCGGCCAGGATGCCCGCCGCCGTATCGCCGAGTTCGTCCAGACCCTCGCGGATGGCGCCGTTGATCTTTCGCGCCACGTCGGCGTCGAAGATTTCGCCCTCGATGACCAATGCCTTCGAACCGCGTGCCATCAGAGCGTCGCCGCCGGGTTGCGGTAGTTGCTGATCGTCCGGCGCCACTGCGCGTAGCTCGCACGCAGGGCGGAGGAGCCCTGCGTGTCGTCACCACGAAGAATTTCCGAACCCGCATATCCACTCTGGGAATCCCATCGCCGCCCGACCACCCGAGCCTTCACCGCCTGCTCCACATCGCGTGGATAGCGGCGCCGGTAGATCGTCGTGTCCTTTGGGTGGCTGGCGGCCGTTGTGCCGTTGATGCTGCGTACAACCGTGAGCGTGGTGCTCGACGGGACAGCCGAGACGTAATGCTGTTCGTCGTCGATGACGAGCGTTTCGCCGGGGTCGATGTCGGCCGTGCTGGTGACCGTGATAGTGGTGTCGTTCTCGTCGATGCCCGCGGCGTCCTCGACCTGCTGGCCGGTGTCCTCGGTCTCGTTGGAGTAACCCCAGAGACCCGTGAGCTGCACGCGGCGCGGGCCGGCGGGGAACCGCACCAGGTTCGGAGCCAGGTAGCGGAGATCGATGCGGAAGTACGGCTGCCCGTCCTGCTCATCGTTCCAGAGGTCGAAGTCGCTGCCTTCGGTGAGCGTGAGTTCGTAGACGTTGTCGAGGTCGAAGTCGACCTTGAGCGAGTCCACCGAAAGCAGGTCTTCCTTGAGCCAGAGCTGGCGCCCGAACTCGTTCGCCTCGCACGGGTAGGGCACCGCGAGCACGCGCGTGGCGACCCACGAGTGGAACCTTCGCCCCTGCGTCTCCGTGCGGAACTCTTCGCTCACCTCGTCGATCGCACGCAGGTAGGTGGCATCGATGGCGGTCTGCCCGGCAGTGCCAGCGATGTCAGCCTTGACGTGCGAGAGGCGGCAAAGCCCGTTCATCAGAGGCCCAGCACGTAGTAGAGGTTGCCGACGATGATGGCGCTATGAACGGAGTTGTTCGCGAACTTCAGCGTCAGCGTTTCGTCGATGCTCACCGGTGGATGGGCCGACGTGCTCGTGTAGACCACCGGGACCTGCTCGGAGTTCGTCGTGTCGCGGTCGTTGCCGACACCCTGGAGGCGATCCATGCCGTCGCCGTCGATCACTGTGATGTCGTAGTTGTCGGTCGGAGCCGTGGCACCCGGGTTCGTGTGCAGCGCCACCAGGAAGCCCTGGAAGTGGGGCAGCGTGGTGTCGGGCACGGAGCCATCGGCGGCGTCCGCCACGACCGAAAACTGGATGCGGCGGATGTTCCCCTGCTTGTAGTGCGTGAGGGTGACGGTGCCGGCCATGGGCTACTCGCCCCAGACGCTATACGTCGATGCGGCCGTCTTGAGGAAGACGATGCGGCGCCCCTGGAGGGTAGCGATCGTCTGCGCCGAGACCACGGTGACTCCGGTGGCGCCAGTGAGCGTGACGGTCTGCGTGCCGTCGTTGACGTAGTGGCACTCCATCGTTTCGCCGACCTGCCACTCGGGGAACGCCGAATCGAGGTTCGCGCCCGTGTCCACCGTGAGAGTGCCGGCGCCGGTCACTGAGGTGTGGACGAGCAGCCCGGAGGCCAGTGTCGCAGCCGGCAGGGTCGCGCTCTGCGCGTCCACGTCGACGCGCGTGAGGCCGCGGCCGATGCCGTTCGGGCCGATGCTGAAGATGATCCCGTCGTTGCTGGACTTGCGGAAGAAGAGCTTGCCAGCGGTCCACCGGCTCTTGACGTTCGTGGAAGGCATCCATTCGCTCCTTCGCGATTGTCGGCGGTGGTTCCGCCATTGGTGTCTGGGCTCCCGGCCCGGCTAGAGAACCGGGAGCCCTCTGCGCCTGTTGATCGCCTAGTCGACGATCGCGCTCGGCAGGTTCTCGGGGGCAGCGGCGAAGCGCGGGCCGACCGGGATGTAGAAGAGGCAGCCCAGCTGCGCATTCCCACCGACGTCCGCGACGTTGGCCGCAAGGCAATCGAAGCCGTTGTCGGTGTCGAGCGCCTCCGTCGGGATGAACGTGAAGTACACCCCCTGGGATTCAGCGGACGTGCCATCGCCGGCGAGCGTGGCGGCGGCGGCCTGCGTGGTGTGCGTCCACGTCCCCACCGACGTGAGCGTGCCCTGCTTCGTGTAGATGTCCGTCACGGCCAGCAGGTCCTTGACGCTCGTGCCGGAGACATCCTTGGCCTGCCGGACGGTGATCGTCGGGTCGTCGCCGGCCGTGCCGGCCGCCTTGAACAGGACGATGCACACGCCGTTCCAGTTCTTGAGCGAGATGTAATCGCCACTGTTGGCGCCCGTCTGCATGTCCACCGGGACGAACCCGGAGATGATGTCGAAAAGGTCGCCGAGCGGGTTCTGCATTGTCGTTTCTCCTCTTTCCCTTCCTCGCCCCTACGACCGGGTCGCCAGGGTGACGAACGGCGAGATGGTGGCCGAGCCCTTATAGGGCCCGACCGATGTGCGCCAGGCGGGCTGGCCGTTGACGTAGTAGTTCCAGCGGAACGTCATCTCGTTGTAGAGGAAGCGAACGTGGATGCTCTGCGCGGACTCGAGCCCGCCCTGCGTAGCGACGATGTACTGCGAGAGGTCGGCGAGGATGATGTCGCCCACCGTGCCGAGCGCCGCGCACTGTTCGATCTCGACGACCGGGCGCCCCTTGATCGTCATGATCCCGGCCTCGTTGTAGCGCACGATGCGCGGTTCGAGGGCGGCCGTGCCAGCGGGAATGCTCAGCTCGTCGAGCTGCGGGGTGACCTCGCTGTTGACGAGCCAAGCGGAGTTGCCCTTCGAGCGCGTGGGCACGTGCGTCCACATGTTGGAAAGGTTGCGGCTGACGATGGTCGCGGCGTCCTGGCCGGTCTCCTTCGCCTGCGAGACGGTGGCGCCGGAGTTGAGGATGCCGAGCATCTGGCCCGCACCGTTGCCGTTCACGATTTCATCGTCGACCTTGAACGCGAACTCGGAGGCGAAGGCGTCCCCGAAGATGCGCTCCATCGCCGGGGCGTTCCGCAGGAGCCGCTCGGTGGCATACGCGATGCCCATCATCTCCAGGTTGCGGATCTCGACCTCAGCGATCTTCGGGCGGGTGGCCGTGACAGTGGCGGCCTCGGCCTTGCGGTAGACCTGCACGCCGCCCCAGCGGGAGCCCGTGGCACGGCTGGTCTCGTCGATGTAGGGGAGCTCGATGCCGTCGTTGCCGGCGCCGATCGGGATCTCCGTGCAGAGGCCCATGAGCTGCGAGGTCGTGCGCGCCTTGTTCAGGAGCGCCTCGCTGTAGTCCATCTCGATGAGGAAGCCGCCATCGCTCGGCGTCTGTGCGTTGGCGCCGCTGGCCGCCGCGCGCATGAGGCGCGGGTCGGTCTCGGCGCCCGGGATGGACGACCCGGCGATGGCGAGGAGTTGGTCACCAAGCCCGGCGAACGGCTTGTCCTCGCGGTTGTCGTGCATCTCGACGCGGGCGACGGCGGCCTTGGGGAGCGCTTCCTGCGTCCGCACGGCCTCGCGCTGGTCTTCGAGGGCGGCGAGCTGCGTATCGATGGCCGCGCGCCGCTTCGTGAGCTCGGCCAGCTTCGTCGTCTCTTCCGCGGACAGGTCGCGGTCTTCCGCTTCCGCCGCGGCGATCAGCCCCTCGCCCTCGCTCACGTTGGCCGCTCGTTCGTCCAAGAGTCGCTTTCGGAGATTCATTGTTGCCGGTTCCTCCCGGTGCCGTGGGGCGCGGGAGTGGCAACAAAAAGAGCGCACAACTCTCGCGCCGTCTTTCGACGGTTCGAGCAATTGCGCGCTCTCTACAGAGGCTTGCGATTGCTGTTGGGCCGCGCCTTCACGGTCTCAACAGAGCCGGTGGGCGTTCCCCTAGACGCGCTGAGTGAAACACAAAGCGCTAAACGGTGTCAACTCTCTATCGTTTGGCAAGTTCCAGCCGTGCCCGCTCGCGCTCGCGGGCAGCGAAGCCGCGAGGCACCTCTGCAGCGATCTCGCGCTCCTCTTCGCCGAGCAGCGCTGCCGTGCTGCCCTTGCCGCCAGCCTGTCCGATGAGCCGCTCCAGCGTCTGCTGCAGGCTACCCACGCTATCGGCCATCTTCAGCGAGACGGCTTCTTCGGCTCCGAACACGCGCCCCTGGCCGAAGTCGCGGTTGACGGTCGCGCGCGAGACCCCGCGCTGCTTCGCGACGTCGCCGGTGAACATCTCGCCGTACATGTTCACGCTCTCCTGCAGGTGCGTCCGCGCTTCGTCACTGAGCGGCATGATGTCGATGCCCTCGGCCTTGTTCTCGCCGTACTTGATGAGCGTCGGCACGACGCCGGCCTGTTCGTAGGCGCCGCTCCAATCCTCGTGCAGCGCGTAGACCCCGATGGAGCCCACTTCGCCGCCGGGCGTGACAACCAACTCCTCAGCCGCCGATGCGATCCAATAGGCGGCGCTCGCAGCGAGGGAGTTGGCCTGCGCCACGACGCGCTTCTGCGAGCGGGCGGCAAAGACCTCAGCCGCGAACTCTGGCACGCCGTAGACGCCTCCGCCGGGCGAGTCGATGTCGAGCACGATGGTGCCCACCGAGGCGTCCGCCATGAGCGTGCGAAACGCCTGCGCGACACGATCGACGGAGACGGCGCCGCTCATCTCACTCATCATGTCGGCATGCTGCATGACGACGCCGTAGATGGGCAGCACCGCGATAGACCCAGAAGAGCGCTGACCCTTGCGCCGGGTGCCGTCCGCTGCGCCGATGCGGACGGCGATCGTTTCCGCGTCGGGGATGTCGCCAGCGAGGCGCTCCGCGAGGATACCCTGCACGATGCCGAGCATGCGCGGCGTCACCGCCCACGGCTGCCCCATCGCCCATTCCGCCAGATGTCGGTAGCTCTTCATTCGGGAACCTCCCAAACATCGGTCGGCAGACCGTTCGCCTGCCGCCATTCCACGTAGCGCCGGAGCGCCTCGGCCAGGTCGTGGTTCGCCCATGCGACGCCCTGCACTCGCCGCACGGCCGCGAGTGCCACCGCGCGGGTGAGTTCAAGCTCCTGCGTCTCGACGGTCGCTTCTGCCTTCGATGCCATCAGTAATCCCCTCCGAGCGCGAGCATTGCCAGCGCCGGGATGTCGCGCGCCTCCCAGCGTTCGACGGCCTGCAGGCCATCGGCGATCAGCTCCGAGCACTTCTCTTCGGCATACGCGCGCGCCAGCTCGACGGAGAGCGCCAGTCGTTCCGCCACAACGCCGGCGTGCTCGCCGAAGAACTCGCGGCACCAACTCTGCCAGGCGTCGTAATCCGACGCGAACTTCGGGGCGTTGCGAGTCACCGCCGCGCGCTCCCGGGCGACGATGTTCCGCGCTGCCTGTTCGGCGAGCACACGCGCCTTCGAGGGCTGGGGCGCCGCTGCGCCACTGCCAGTCCCGGGCTGTACGTCCCAGTACTTGTCACCGCCGGCGCGCGGGTTGCGGTTGAGTTTGTCGCGGATCTCGTTGCTGTTGAGGACACCGATGTTCCGGTAGATCTGGTTCGCCTGGGCCTCCGAGAGGCCGCTGCCGCGGTAGAGCTGCTCACGGTCGTGCGAGGCGAAGAATTGCGGTCCGATGATGAGCTGCCGCTTGACGGACTGCTCCCAGCGCACGCACCACGGCTCGATCGTGTCCTTGCCGTGTTCGATGTTCTGCTCTTCGATGTTGCTGAACGTCGCCCGGAGCAGGTGCGCGATCTTGTGCGGCTGCATACGAAACCAGCGGCAGACCTCTTCGATCCCGAAATACTCACCCTCGATGAACTGCATGTCGACGTTCGAGAGCTGCGTCGGGGTGAAATCCATGCCCTCTTCGAGCACGATCGGCTTGCCGGAGTTGTAGGTGCCGCCGTACTTCTGGGCGAAGCTGTTGGTGAGCCGGTCCTGCGCACCACTGGACAGCGTTCCTTTGTGTTTCAGGACGCCGCTTGGCTTCGCCCCGTTCGCCCACGAGCGGCCGGCGTGCTGCTGAGCAGCGAGGCCATTGCCGAACGTCTCCCTCGCGAGCCCCACCACCGACAGGCCGAGGAAGGCGCGCAGCTCGAATACCTCATCCTTGAGGACGGTCTCTTCCGGCCCCGAGGGTGGGCGCACTATGTAGCGGTAGTCGCCACTCGGGAGTGATTCCCGGCGGATGCTGTCCGGCGGGATCGTCTTCAACTGGTCAGCGAAGCCGCGGCGGCCGGGGATGATGCGGGCGTAGCCTGAGCCGCGCGCAGCGGCGTTTACGGTCATCTCTTCGCGCCATTCCTGCGCCGTCTGGTCGTCGTTGGGCTGGTCGTGGAGCAGGTCGTAGAGCGGGTGATCCTGCGCCGGCTCAGAGCCCGATGAGGTCTTGCGGAAGACCTGGAAGTTGAGCGTGGATATGTCCTCGCCGATGACCTTCATGCAGGCGTAGACGGCCGCCAGAGTGAGCGCGCGGTCCGGCGTGACGGTCATGCCGGATGAACTGTTGGGCGTGCCGCCGAAGACGGTGCCCTGCCAGTAGCCCGGCTCCAGGGGATTCCCGCCCACCGCCCGGAAAGCGCGTTCCACGAGTCCGAGCGTCGTCATTCGTCGCGCCCTCGTGCCATGCGGAGGGCTGCGAGACTGCCGAGGGCGGCGAGCACGGCGCCGGGGACGATATATGCGAGCGGCTCATAGACCATGTGCAGACCCCAGATCAGCAGTCCGGCCCCCCCAAGGACAGCGAGCGTCGGCGCCGTCAGCAGGTCGATAACCTGCTTAGGCACTTCAACTATCGCCGCGATAGTACCACGGATTGCGGTTCGCATCATGCCTCCCTAGTAGTCCAGAATCCCGCGCTCTTCGTACACGGATGGCGGCTCGTCGGCGGTAGCCATCGCTTCACTAAGCGCGTTCAGCCAGGCCACGATGCCGTCGATCTTCTCCGGGCTCCGCACCTTGTCGAGCTTCCGATTCTTGTGCGCGTCCGTGGAGACGACGGCGTTCATCGCCATCCAGCGCATGACGGGGTTGGCGCACCGCACCCGGCCGATACCGAACAGCCGCTCGGCCTCATCGACGCAGGCATTCAGGCGCACGTGGCTCTGTGGCACCTTCACGACCGTGAAGCCGTCTCGCTCGAGCGCGGTGCGGACCTGGATGCCGTTCCAAGGGTCCATGCCGAGTGAGCGCACCGTGTATTGCTCGGCCATCGCCCGGAAGTCCTCGATGATGAAGTCGTAATCGACCGACGCGCCCGGCGTGAGAGTAATGTGGCCGGCCGCGGCCCAGGCATCGTATGGCACGCCGTCTTCGCTGACTCGCTTCGTGATGCCTTCCTCCGGCATGTAGAGCTTCGCGATAAGCTCCCCGCCGTCGCCGTCATCGTCAGGGAACCAGTACGTCATCGCCGTGAGGTCGCGAATCGACGAGAGGTCGCCGCCCACCGAGCAGGAGGCGCCGTCCTCGACGCCGATGCTCTCCTGCTGAGCGTCCCACGTCTCTGAATTGAGCCACGCCTCAGCCGAGCTCGTGATGATGCCCAGGTACATCCGCTTGAACATCGACTGCTTGGCCGGTGAGACCTTCGCCCGGCGAAATTCGTCGCGGATGACGTCGAGTGAGACCGTCACGCCGATGTGCGGGTTAGCGAGCTGCCACTGCTCCTCATCGCCCCACTTTTCGGGGTCGTCGGCGCACGAGATGAACACGAACCACGAATCGTCCTCGTAGTTGCCCCTGAGCACCTGTTCGGCGTAGCCGTGCTCGGAGAGGTAGATCGTCGAGGTCTGCGTGCCGGCGGTGGTAATGACCCAGCGCAGCGGCTGGGAGCGGGCGCCTGAGGCGGTTTCGAGCTTCCCGAGGAACTCCTCAGACTTCCACGCGTGGATCTCGTCGAGCACGATGCCGTGCGGGTTGAG